GCCATATTGACAACGGCTTGTTCTATATGTGGCTCTACCCGATTTTTTTCGATAGGCTTTTTACGACTGATTTCTTGAAGCGCAAGCTCACCCCCTTGCTCATACAGTTTTTTAAAGCGATAATAGCTATCTCGACTGTATCCCATGACTTTGCAAGCTTGTTGAACGTTACCGAGTTGCTTAGCTAATTCTAGTAGTCCTAATTTAGGTTTAATGATTTTGGCGGTTTGATTCATTTCTGACTCTCCTTTTTGTGTTATAAAATAACTTAAATGTCAGATTAAGTAAAGATTATTACACATTATCAACAGCGACGACGATCACAATTTCGTATTCTATCAAACGCAGAAAACGCTATACGATATTGCCGATTTTGTGATGTTAGAAGACGCTGTTGAGTATTGTTGGTTGAATTTTGCCCTTTAAGCGTTCAGAGTTATAAACCCAAAAACCATTACTTGAAATTAACGACACGATCAGAACAAAGATAGTTATTGCTATTTTTTTATTCATGATTACGCTCTATCAAATAACTCTTTTTCAGCTTGGCGACGTTGAGTCAAACCAAGGTTCGGTTTTTTAACGCCATTTACCCTGATTTTGTTCCACACCAAAAATTGATTAGATGCCCCTGAATAATCCCCTGCATTTAATTTTCTTAATAATGTTGAACCAGTAAATGCAGTAATGCCAATATTAAAAATCAACAAAATTAGAGCATCAAATTGATTTTGATTGATCGGTACCTTAACTAATTTATTCACTGCATTTTCAAACTGAACTAAATCACCCGTTAGGAAAATTTCAGCTTGCCCGATTGTTATTTTATCGCCCTCTTTTACTCCCGTAGTATGACCCCAACCGATAGTCCAAACACCCGCTGAGCATTGGTATGCTATTAACCGTAATCCCTCAAACGACTTTAATTTAGATTTTCCATTAATGCTTATTTTCATTCTTCCTCCTAAAATTAAATATCCTTGGCCATGTTGCATTTTTAAATGCGCCAACAACATTACCGTTGTGTGCCAATAAAACAGCCAGAATAAAACTTCTACCTAATATTTCCGTAAGATCAATTATTTTAGGTTGACCTATAAATACAAGGATTGGATCTGAAATCATTGCAAGCATTAATGAATAAGCCAACAGAGACGGAAAGAATCTAAACTTTGACTTACCTCGTCTATAACAAAACAGCACACCTGCAGATGATAAGCTCAACAAAACCACGCCCCATTTAAGAAGTGGTTGCACAGAGTTCATATCGAAGTTAAATAAACTAGCTAATAGATACATTAATCATCCCTCCTAGTATTGGAGAGCCATTTTATAATTGAACTAAAAATAGATTTTTCGACATCTTTATTCTCTAAAAAATGCACCAGCACTTTTACAATAAATGCGGAGGACAACAACGCACCTAATGACTGATCAACAGTTAACTGAACAAATGGGACCAATGCAGCTATAATTTTCCCAACTGCATTAGATGTCGTGATACCAAGAAAAAATGACAAAATAAAATACAACCACCGCCGACTCAAACTAATATTATGACTAGATGTCATATATAGTGTTGCACCGGCAAATGAACTAATTATTACTGGATATGCGTCAGATCCAGACACAACACCAATAGCGCACATTACCGCTAAAAATGCTGATGTAGTGGCTGGCTCTTGCATGTTTTTACCCTTTTAACTTAAATAGTTGTTTTCTTTAATTTCTGAAACTGTTTTCAAAAACGTTTCTTCTTCAAACTCAACCCCAAGCCCAAAGCGACCTAATTTTTTAGCTGCTTTTAATGTCGAACCTGAGCCCATAAAAAAATCAGCGACCAAATCGCCATCTTTAGAACTTGCACTTATTATCTGCTCTAACATTATTGATGGTTTTTCACAAGGATGCTTACCTCGATAATAAGCGACTGGCTTATGCGTCCAAACATCTGTATATGGTACATGCTTTGTCACATTAAATGGGCGCCGTAAGTGTTCGTATTCTTTTTTTAAATCATCATACTGCTTAAATAGAAATTCATAATCATGGCTTAATACAGAATATTCACTTGTTAAAACGTTACTATTTTCATGCAACTGACCTTTTTGTATTTTTTCTTTTGCTATTTGATTAAATAATTCTTGCAGGGCTTTATACTGTTTTTCATTCGGTAACTGCCATTGGCTTCGACTGAACCAGTGCGAACACATTTGTGAATTAGTTGCTCTGTTAATATCCGCAGCAGAAACCCCAAGTTCATCACGCGCATTCCTAAAATACTCAATTAGTGGAGCAAATATAGTCTGTCGCAAACTCTCACACTTTGACGCGTAGCCAACTTGCCCTTTGAATTTACCTTCTGCATTATAATGCTCAGCAAAAATAATACGCTCACTAGATGTACAATATGCTCGTAATGATTCTTTATGTTGCCGTAACCATGTTCCATTAGGCTTTGCCCAAACAATGTGATTTAAAACATTAAACCGTTGTTTGATTAATATTTCAGTTTCAGCGCACAAGTGGGGACCACAGAACACATATAAAGAACCTGCGGGTTTTAACACTCGCCAAAATTCAGCAAAGATATCATCTAGCCAAGTTAAATAATCATCTGAAGTTCTCCACTGATTATCCCATTTATTTGTTTTAACTTTGTAGTACGGAGGGTCAGTTAAAATAAGATCTATATGATTATCGGGCAATGATTTAAGCACATTCAGACAATCATCATGAATCAATGTTAAGTTATCTATTTGAATTTGATCGCTTTTTTTACTGGTCATTTTTACAGTAGTCCTGTAGAATATGTCCCGCTGATCAGCTGGGGCTTGGTTGATACTCATGACCAGACGCGTGGGTATTGATGACTGCTACATGCAGCAACATGTATCAGTCCCCCATCACATAAAGAAAGGTGGCGAGTTGCAGCGATATAAACACGTGGAGCTATGTGGAGTAATAGCGTTTATATCTCTCGCCATAATTTTTGGGCAATAAAAAACCCCAACTGAGTAAGCCGGGGTTTAATTTGGATGCGAAAACCGCAATATAGGCGTATTATATGTCGCTACACAGCGACAGTCAATCACATAAAATTTATTTTTTATATAATAAGGATAATTTTTTTGAATTATAAGAGATAAGAAACATGTCAAGAAAACTTCGATTTATTAAACCATCACTATATCCAAGTGAAAAAGTGCAAACACTCACGTTAGAACGAATAAAATATAACTATGAGAACGGAATTACAACTAATTTAATCCCCGATACAAATATTCTTATAGCCATGGAAGAATGTGCTGATAAGAAAGTAAATAATGACCAAGATAGAATTAGAATTTTGAAAGATAATGATTTAATAGAGTTATTTAACTTATTGGGATTAAACTCATACTCAAATATTGCATGGTGTCCTTTTTTTTCTTTATCTGAAATGCCCGGTAAATATGCAAATTATAGCTATAAAAAACTAAAATTATTCGATAAAAAATTTAAATTCGAATGTGCTTATGAAGAAGATAATATCAATGATGATACATTTGATAAGCAACAAACCAGAAAAACGATAGATAATTTCACTTCAGGGCAAAAATTAATATCTTCTTTTTCCTACTGTTCATTGTTATTAATTCAAATTATTGAAAAGAATCTAAACAACTCAACTTTTGATGACAAAATTAATCTCTATATTCGTATTGTTATAGATGAACTTGATTTAGTGTCTATGAAAGAATTCTTTATTGCTTGTATTGTTTTCTACTCATCATCTGCAAGACAAAACAATGGTCCTTATAAAGAATTAATTAAAGATATTAAAAAGAATTTTTATTCTGGAAAAAAATCGAAGTCATTTAGTAAGTTATCACCTTTAGAAATAATGAAGTCCATAGCATCAAATGGCTCTTTTGATTTAGCACTTATAAATATATGTAACATTGGTGATTTTAATGGAATTGATGGCGAAAAATTAGATAATTGGATTGTTTCTTTCGATAATAAATTATTTAATCTTGTAAGGCATTTTCCTCATTTCAAAAATGGAAAAGGTGAAAGTTCACATGTATACTATAATAATCTACTAGAAATTATGCCGGAACATAAAGATAGACTTTTGTCTATTATGTCATTATTAGAAAATAGAAAAAATAAAACCCTGAAACTTGAAAAACTTCAAAATGAACCCTTAAATATATACATGAAAGAAATTGAGTTAACTATTGAAAAATTTCATAAAATGGCAATGTATGGCATCTAAAAAAGCCCTTTCGGGGCTTGTTTTATTGAAAGTATGGTAATACACGTTGCCAAGACAAATCATTTTTATTTATCTGGGTACTTTTCATTTTACTTTGTACTATTTTTTTGCAAAGTTGAGTTAAGTTACGGTATTCTCTACTCATCGTATAGTATAGTGAGGCTTTTTCAGATTTTAACACTCTAAGTGCTGGCTCTATTTCTTCAATTTCTCTACGCATATGCTCTGCTGCTTTATAGAGCCAAGCAAAATCACAAAGCTCATCGCCAGTTAACGCTTCTGGTTTTATTAATAATCCACCTAAAAATTCAATTGCATTATCAAATTGATTTAGAGGTAAATCTTGATAACGAGGTATTTTGAATTGCTCATAGAGCTTAGTGTAAATTGCTTGATAATGCTCACCTGTTCTATATGATCGTTCGTTTACTGCTTGTTTGATTTGCTGTTGCTGTTCGAGTGAGATTGTATGAGGGTATTGTTGAGCTACTTTGGGCATAAAGTGATTATAAAGTACATCGAAACATTCTAATTGATATTGTTCAAGTGTTGCCCTAATTTCTGGTTTTACTCGACTAGTTTCAATACCAAAAAGCCAACCGTTGATCATTGAAATTGGTAGGCAAACGTACTCTTGTAAACCTTGTTTTGAAGGTGTGGTCATCATGACCATACCTGAGCTTAATACTTGATGTCGCTTGATTCTTTTAAGCTGAGCAGCCCAATCTAACCCGATATTTTCACACACAGGCTTCATTGCAATATAAGGTTTATTTTTGTAATTAAGAACGATTAATTGTTGATTGTGAAACTGGATTGTTTCTAATTTTGTGTTTGACATATTTACATCCTCGTTGATTTTATTATTCCCCATGTTGATTGAGGGTGGTCGGGTGCTTCAACACTGCAACGAGACAGCCTGCATTATTTCCTTTCGGTATTGTATTATGCACGCCACCCGACCATAAAATCTGGACGTAAAAAAACCGCTAATCTGTCGGGTGCGGAAGTCCGCTCGTTGTTTTGGTGTGTTGAGCACCAACAAGCAATATACAACCCGACAAAATTATTGTCAAATTATAAAATTACATCACTTATTACATCATGAATTTTAGCGAACACATAAATTTCAGCCATCTTTAATTTGTCACAAACAAAATCTTTACTTTTATGTGTATTTTTGGCTAATTGACGACAAGACTGTTGATTGATATAAATTGATTTAAGAATAGAATAAGAAATAGTATCTATTTTTGATAAGCACAAAATAGCTTTATCAACTATTTCAGCTTCATCTTCACTTAGTAATGGTCGAGAATCAAAGCCATTATTATTGTTAAGTATTGATGGGGATTTATAAGGGTATTCTAAACCCGTTCTCATACTACGTCTAACATTAGCCCATGCGACAAGGACTTGTTTAATATCTCTCTTCATATACTCTCCGTAAAATTATAGAGAGGACTTTCACAAAAACAGTCTGCACTCTGTTTATTGCTCAAACTCCACAATAATGTCATTTTACCATCTAGATATATAGACGTAAAGAAGTCCAAAATTATTTATCAATAAAATTTAAAAAATTATTGTTACGTGATTACTTTCATCCCAAAAACACGATCCAAAAATTGAATTAACAATAATATTTGTGAACCGTGCTTTTGTTCCCACTCTTCGGCATTCTTATGCAACTCGTTGTGATGAATTCTGCAGAGTGGCAATGTAAAGATATCATGCGCCTTTCCTCCCATCTTGCCTTGTCCATAACCGATTATATGGTGAGGATCATCAGCTTGTTTACCACAGCATACACACGGTTGAGTTTTTACCCATTTGGTATATTTTTCACATTCCCAACGTTTTAATTTTGGCCTTAACATGAATGATTCCGGTGATTCAGGATCCACTGCTATTTTCTTAACTGGTTTAAATAATGCTTGTAGTTGTTGGTGTGTGTTATTTATTTCATTTTGTAATCTAGGTTTTGAGCGATCATCACTAGCGACCAACTCTGATTCTTTATAAACAGATTTTATCTCTTCAATTGGTCTATTATGCAGTAATCTTGCCATATTCTCAGGTATGAGTTCATGCAGTTGATTGATTACAGCCCACCACGCTAATTCTTGAATTGATAATTGATGGTTACTATCGTGTTTTAACTGGTTTATAACACATTCTATTAGAAATTGTTTTAAGTTGCGCTGTGCTAGCGTTTTCACCTTATCATCAATAACTAAATCTTTATTGTGATGCCAGCACACACGAATAGCCGAATGACCAACTTTTTCATTCACTAATTCATGATGACAATACTCACCATCTTCTAACTGACATTTATATCGTTGATTTAACCAATAATCAAAGTCATATAGATTTTTTAGTTTATCAATTACTTTGTCATGTAATATAAATGAATCGATATATTTATTATTTAATAATGGTTGTTCATCTTGAATAATGCCCGATTTAATACCTGCGTGTTCCTCACCGCTTTGAGAAATAATAATACGATTACCTGTGCACAGTTTTTTTAGTAACTCTGCACCAGGTTTAAGAATGACTAGTCCAAGTTCTGGTTGGTAATATGGAGTAAGTATTGCTTTCATTATGCCACTTTAGCGTTTTGCATTAGCTTTAGTAATTCTTTAAATCTACTATCATAAAAATGAGGCTGCGTTTCTCTAGGGTTATTCGGTGGAGTAAGATTTTTACCATATAACAATCCATACGCAGTAATTGACCAAAACTCTTTTTCTTACCTGTTTTAACACTCTTGCGTTTATTGCGCTCAACAATGCCTAAATCTTTCAATATCGCATAAGCCACTGTCGTTTTTAATGGAACTTCATATTTTTGTAATAAATGCGTTAATGAAAAAGATACACGGCTAGAACCATCGACTGAGTCACTTGGTGCATCTATTGCATAATTAGGTAATAGACAGGGTATACCTGAATATTTTTGTAATTCTTGGTACCCTTTTAATTTGGCTGAATTAGATAAATTTAAAGTTCTAGATGCAGATTCTAAAATCATCAATCCGATATTAACTTTATCCACTTCTGATGATTTTCTAGCTACAACAGAATCAAATGTACGAATAACCTTTAGATTAAATGTGGGGCTAATCCACATTGCATAGGCATAAACAAGCTCTTTACAAGCGTATGTCCCTCGCTCAATACCACCATGCACCACTTCCAAAGCAGGAATTCCTGCTTTGACAAATTCTTCAGTTATTTCTTGTATTAATTCTTGGGCTTGTTTATTTTCAAGCCACAAAGATGGGCGGTTTTTATTTAGTTGTCCTGATGCTCGATGAAGATCATTTAAGCAATACAACCCCTGCTTATTTTGACGAATAATAACATTTTCAATAGCAATTAATTGATTCATTTTTTTAATACTCCACTTTCTTGTTTTTCACATAAACCAGTCTGCAACTCTGACTCATCTGATAAATTACATAACGTAACAATTACCCCAAATTAAACCATGACAATGGGTATATTTATTACAACCATTTTTAGGTTTATCGTTTATATCAATACCATGATGACACTTTCTTTTGTTATCATTAGTATTCTCATAATAATCACATGTAGCACATGCTTTTTTATCTGGATTATAAAAACATTTAGATTCATGTAATTTCATACCTTGTTTAGTTCGCAATGCTTTCTTACAACCACTGTACCCACATGCGTATGCTTTAATTTCGTACATTTACTTCCCCTTGTTTTATATTAATAAAATTAATACCAAGTGGAAAATAGAATAGGAGATCACCGATTAACGGAAATATTGATGTGGCATTACCTGCCACCATAGAAGATTGGCTATACATTTTAATACTCCACTTGTTTTCAATACACGCTTAACATCTGCATTGTTAAGCACCTTTTCGCAATATGTCAGTCTGCACTCTGACACTGTTAATATATACATTATATAAAATTATAAAGAAAATAAAAGATGTAAGATGGTATGTTTACTGTTTTTATTGGCTGATAAACTTGAAGAGATAACAAAGAGGAATGATGACTCCGAACAAATAAAGTTAAATTTTTATCGTTCGGAGGCGTTATACGTATAGTTAGGAAATTACAAAATCAACATTTACGTTACACGCATCAAAATATTTAAAAATTGTCGCCATGTTTGCCTTGTCTGGATGCTTTTCTAATTTGTTTAAATTCGATGGTGCGACGTTCATTTTTCTAGCTAGCTCTGATTGTGTTAAGTTTGCATGTTCTCTGGCCTCAATTAATGCCTCACGCAATTTCCAAGCCCTGTCTGCATCTTCGTACGCTTTTTTGGCCTCTGGAGAATTGAGCATTTCTTTTTTTAATTCTTCCCATGTTGTGTTATGTTTAGTCATTTTCAATCATCTCCTTTAATCTTTCACGCGCTATTTTGAGTGCTGCGCTTGGTGTTTTTTCTGTTTTTTTCACAAATGCATGTAGTAAAAATATTACGCTTCCTTTTTGATATGCGTAGATAGTTCTCGCTATATTGTTTCGCTCTATGCATCTTAGCTCAAATAAACCATTCCCCAAGGCTTTGCTGTCGGGCATTCTTAATTGCCCCCTGACTTCCAACTTGTCAATCAGATTAGCCATTTTACCTTTTAGCTCATCTGATAGCTCTAGCAGCTCTTCTTTTGCTTGATTATGAATAATTATATTAAACACTTAAATACTCCGCCAGTTATTTAAGTTAATAATACCATTTTACATTATAAAGTAAAGTTATTTTTTTAAGTAAAATTATATTAAAATATAAAAATAAAGTTGGACTCTGTTTTTGATGAGAGTTACATTATCGTTATTGAAACAGATAACAAGTTTAAAAAAGGATAAAACATGAATAAATTTAATGAGATAAAACTAGAAGAAAAAGTTGAAAAATTACAAAAATTACAACGCGAATTGTACGCAGAATATAAAGAATTAATTGATGACAATGTTTTTATGAAAATGAATACTCGGCTCGAAATTTTGCAAACAATGCAACAAATACTAAAAATTGGGAAAACAACAGATAACTTAAAAAATAGTTTTTATATTGAAAAATTTGATAATTAAGAGGCAACTAAAGCATGAAAAAATTTATTAAATTATTAAATGATATTAGCAAATCTCACAATATAGCAATTAACGCAACGCTGTCGAAATCGACAGCAAATAAAAAAATTTGTTACGCTCATGTTGAGCGTTCTTCTAGTGAACTAGATCGTTATAATTCTTTTTTACGCGATATTGAATTATTAACTGCAAAAACGGGCGTAATGTTAACCGGCTCAATCAATATGATAGATTTAAATTGTTTAGCTGATTTTGATAGTTACAAAATCAACGGAAATCAAATAATAGCATCAGCAAAAGGTTTTAGTTTACGATATATTAAGCAGATTAGAATACATAAATTTAAATATGATAAATAATTGATTTTGTGAATTTGAAAAAATAAAAACCCAGTAAATCGGGTTTTTATTTATTTTTTATGCAGCTTTTTCACAAATGCTTATTAAAACCATTCCTTTATTATCGTTAAGCCAGTCAGATTCAATTCTTTTTATTTGACTATCATCAACCCAAACCCCTGCTGTTGTAAGTGAATCGAACAAAGCTTTAAAATAATTATCCATATCACGCCTAATATTATTAGGCGGATAAAATTCAACTTTGACAGCAACATTATCTGTAATTGGTTTAGGCTTCTTTTTTAACTGCTCATATACTGCAGCAATAACTTCACTTTTATATCTGCGACCTTTAGCACTTAATAACGTTCTTCCATTTAAATTACGCCAATACGTGTTCATTGATGGAGGGAATGGCAAAACCAAAGTTATCATTCACTATTTACCCATTTATGTTTTGTTGTGTTGATGCTTTTAATACCCAGCCTTGAAATGCTGATTCCATATTTTTTCTTAAATATCCGCCCTTTCGGTCCTTTCTTAAATGAATATCTGGGCACCCATTTTTGCGCATAGCATATTCAAATGATATTCGCTCATTGCTTATATTTATCATCGTTTAGCCTCCATTCTATTCACCAGAAATCTAGTTGCGTTATTAATTTGATCTATAGGGAGATTATCGATAATCATTTTATTAATACTTTGTTTAACCTTTGTTTGATCTTCAATGGTTAAATTTTTAGAAAATTCTACCGAATCAAAAATTTCATTAACTTGTTTTGGCCATACAGTACTCACCTTAGGATCTGGGATTGTGTCTTTGATTTTTTCGTAAGTATCAAAGATATCATTGCGGTTAACACAAGAAATTCGACACTCACCAAAAGAGCGAGGATTGAATACCGCAAATAATGAACCACGATTATTACCGTGAATTTTTTGTTTATTGTCGGCTCTAACAAATGAAATACGACCATTAACAATAAAATAAATTTCACTAGCTAATTTTCGTAATTCGTTAAACCATTCAACAGATGTATCAACGGGTAACAACATCACGGTACCAACACCATGATCCGCAGCTTCACGTGCTTTTTTAACCCATGGCAATATACGAGAGTAAGGTGGATTGCAAAACGCATAACCACTTTTTAGATGTGACCAACCATTGAGTAATGAATCGTATGACTCAGTTAAATAATTCAGATGCAAATGATTGTGATCACTAGCAGCCACGTCACACACAAAACTAAACCGAGCATTTAAATATTCATATAATTCTATCGGTGTTTGCCATAGATCTTTGATGTCAGAATCGGTTTTGCTTTTTGAATGTTTATAATCAACTTTAGGTGTAATAGTCTTTACTTAATCTGACGTTTAAGTTATTTTATAACACAAAAGGAGAGTCAGAAATGAATCAAACCGCCAAAATTATTAAACCAAAATTAGGACTACTAGAATTAGCTAAGCAACTTGGTAACGTTCAACAAGCTTGCAAAGTCATGGGATACAGTCGAGATAGCTATTATCGCTTTAAAAAATTGTATGAGCAAGGGGGTGAGCTTGCGCTTCAAGAAATCAGTCGTAAAAAGCCTATCGAAAAAAATCGGGTAGAGCCACATATAGAACAAGCCGTTGT